GTTGTATTTGTGAAAAATGTTTGTCTGTGAAACTCAAATTCAAACTCAATCTTCTGACGGAAAATTGAACACACTGGAAAGTATGGTCTATTTGGTTTATTTGTGTCATACTCATCACTCGCAAACTTCCTTGAGAAAAAGAAGTGAATGGGTATCACCAGATCTGCGTCATATTGCGCAACACCTGTACTCGTAGGAGCGTCATCAAAACCAAGGTTTCTATTTACAAGAAATCTATTCGCTACTTTTTCTGAAACTTCTAAATAAAGATCGTCATAGATAATACCCCAATCATCGTGGATTTTCTCAACTTCAATATCATCCACAAACATTGTCACACTCTTTAGAATATGTCTTCCCAACTGATCCGCATAGTTTCCATCGCTTATACCAGGCATAGTGAGACTCAAATACATATTACTCAAAAGGTCACCCATATTTGTTGGGTTGAATTGTACTTTAATCGTCTCATTAAATGGCCACGAAGGTTTTGCGTTTCCGGGTTTTACAACATTTCTACTCCTGTGATACTTACGAAAGTCGGAATGTCTCCGATCGGTGGTATAATTAAAGAAGGACTCGTCTGGATCTTTGGAAAGCAAGTAGGTGTCTTGCTTCCCAATAGCCTTGAGCGAAATTTTCGCAGCTTCACCCATACCTATCTATTGTCTACATATTTTTAATATCCATTTTCCACATGTCAATGTGTGAGGTACCCTTCATAACTTCAAGTTCTTCCCTTGCTTGTTTTGATTCTTTGAGGAGTTCTCGTACACACTCTTCAGTATATTGGACAGTCTTGATATTGAGGAGATAGTCATAGGTTCCGTTGATTTTGGGAAAGATACCAGCCAACTGTCTCTCAAGATCATCCTTCTTTCTCTTGAAGACAACAATCTGTCCCTCAATAACCATTGTCACAAACTTTGATTTGTATCCACACATCTTGGATCTAACTTCAAGTACTTTGATGAGGTGTTCTCTTCTCCTCTTGTAGTGTTCAAGACGAAGATCCACAAAGTCCTTGAGGATTTCCTCGGGACTGGAGTACTTGTAGATACCCTTAACTGGATGGAAAAGATGCATATTTGAGGTGTGGAAGCTCTTTCTCAGCTTGAGATCCTTTAGAATGTCCTTGCCAGTGTATCCCATAATTTCAAAATCAACATCTTCCGTTGTTGAGTTATTGGTGAATCCAGAAATGACCTTTTTCTCTATGAGGGTGTCCAAGTATTCCTTGTAGTCTTGGGTCCAGCGCCCCGGTGGAAGTTCTGTCACCTTGAGTCGCGACCCTGTGTCTCGCCACACACCTTCCGTGATCCAAGTACCATCTTCTTTGAAAACCTTACCCTTGAAACCCCGGAACCAAGGACTCATATCTTTGAATGAATGTCCCTCCAAGGCTCTTTGAATATTCTCCTTGATATCCCTGGGGTTGAATGGTGGTACATAGCAACTGAATCCCGTACCGATACCTTCGGTTCCATTCACGAGAACCATTGGTATGGTTGGCATGTAAAAGTCTGGTTCAATTGAGCGCCCATCATCATCCAAGTAGTTGAGGATCGGGTCATCCCGAGGATCAAAGATCTTGCGAGCCTCTTTGGTAAGTTTTGTGAAAATGTACCTCGTCTGAGAAGCATCCTTACCACCCATGAGACGCGTACCAAATTGACCACACGGTTCAAGAAGGTTAATGTTGTTTGAACCTGTATAGTCGTTGGCCAACTTGACAATTGTATCTGCCAAGGATACTTCACCGTGGTGGTAAGCTGACTTGTCCGCAACATATGCCGCCAACTGTGCCACCTTCATTTCATCTTTGAGGTTCTTGTGGAAGCAAGCATACATCACTTTCCTCTGCGAAGGCTTGAGACCATCCGCCATATGGGCAATAGATCGCTTGAGGTCTGCCAAACTGAAATTGACCAAGTCTTTGCGGACAAAGTGGGTAATGCTCAAGTTCTTGACAGATCCATAGGGAACTTCCAGCTCTGTGGGGTCCTTCGCTGTACTCTCCAAAAGCCAAGACTTTCTATCATCCGCCTTCTTCTTGTCAAAGGCGAGAACGATGGACTTGTCTGTCATGATATCCATATCAAACTTCACAGTGAGGTCTTGAATCTTCTTGAAATACTCCCGAGCTTCAGCACTCGTGCTGGTACCCAGACCCTTGTAGTACTTGATTTTCCAACCTGCTTGTCCGCTACCATACCAGGTACGGAAAGCCGAATCTGTATAGAATGATTTTGATTGACCACCCTTGGAAGCCTTGATGATTGGTGTCACCATAGAAACCACGAAACCCAACTTGAGAAGACTGGGCCAGAAGTAGTGGATCATATTTAGGATGAGACCCTTGATGTGAGAACCATCATTATCGGCATCTGTCATAATCATAAGACGACCATAGCGAAGTTCAGAAACATCTTGGTAGTCTTTGCCTTGTTGAAGACCAAGGATCTTCTTGAGATCGTTGAACTCCTGGTTTGATGTGAGCTGTGCCACCGAAGCGTCCCGAACATTCTTACATTTACCGCGAAGTGGGAACACACCGTAGTGATCACGACCAACGACAGAGAGACCCGCAACCGCGAGGGTTTTCGCCGAATCACCTTCCGTGACAATGAGAGTACACTTTCCAGATTGTGCCGTACCCGCCTTGTTTGCGTCATCCAGCTTGGGAATACCGGTAATTTTGGACTTGCGAGCACCATCAGTCTTCTTGAGTTCCCTCATCTCCTTAAACTTTGAGAGTGCTGTGAGTTCATCCTGAATACCGGTCTTTAGGGCATTCTTCACAAAGTTTTTGGGTGGTTCAAACTTACTCCCAAAGTCTTGAGCCTTTGAGGTACACTCCGACTTCACCTGACTTGAGAAGGTTGGGTTCTCAAGGGTTGCCTTCACAAAGATGTTGAAAGTATTCTTGACTTGTTGTGGCTTCAACTTGATCTTCTTTGCCATCTCATCAATGATACCGGCGGCAAGGTAAGAAGCTACATGATCCACATGGGTTCCACCTTTCGTTGTAGATATACCATTCACAAAAGAGACTTGTTCAAGTCCGTTGTCTGATGGACCAATACATACTGACCAGCGATCAGTCGTTACCGAGCACACATCTGTCACACCTTCGTGCATCTTGGCGTAAGCCTCAAACGAAGTCTTTGGAAGGGCTTCACCTTGAAACTTCACTTTACAGTTTGGAGTCGTACAGATGTTTGCATCCCAAACCCGCTTCTCAAAGATTTTGTAGATTGAGGCATCCATCTTATTCATACCAAATCTCTTCCAATCGGGGATGAAAGTGATTGAGACCGAAGAAGTTGAGGCAGAATGCTTTGTAATCTTTGGTGGGTGACACACCGTCATGTTATTGTTCCACTTTTGTGTGTAACACTGCTTTGTCTCCCCATCCTTGATCACAATGGAAAACTCCGATGAGTAGATGTTGGTCAACTTGGCACCATAGCCGTTGCGACCTCCCACAATTCTCTTCTTTGTGTCATCATAATTTGTACTCGTAAGAAGATGCCCAAATGTAAGTTCGGGATTCCAAATACCCTCTTTTTCGTGCATACGCACACCGATGCCACCGAGAGGGCCATTATTCTCAATGGTAATAGAACCAGTCTCCTTGTCTATCCCCGCCGAGATGCTCGTAACACTCTTTGGATGTACAGAGTTTCTGTCAATTGCATTGACAAGAATTTCGTCAAATATTTTGAGCAAAGCTGGGGAATAGTTGACATTCTTCTTTTTGAATTGATTATCAGTTTTGTGAAAAATCCAGTATGATTCGGAACCAATGTCCACTGGACCAACATACGAGTCAGGTCTCTTAAGGACATGTTCAATGTGGGTAAGTTTTTGAATACTCTCACCCATCTTTCTTTAAGTTTTAGGGTGTCAATTCTTTACTTAGGTTTATTCTCCTCAAGGATCAAGTAGAAATTTTCAATCCATGCCAATAGTTCATTTCTCGTAATAGAGAGTGTTTTGGGTCTATCAAACTTAATTGCCCCAATTTGACGAAGGGTGTCTATGCGTGGATTATACTTTATAGGTCCATTCATAAAACAACATTTACATACACGGAGATCTCCCATGATGTACCCATTATTCAGTTCAAGTGGTGGTTCTGTTTGACGCAAGTACATATCAAAGAGACGGAGTTCCCATCCCTTCCCATTTTTATAGTATGGATCAAGTGGTGCCAGACAGAAGTGACACAGATACTTCCATTTTATTTTCATACTTATAAATAGAAGATGGCTTATCTTTATCTAATAGCTATAATTTTTGTACTTTATCTCATGATGAAAAATAAGACTCGGGGTATGAACAAGGCCATAGAGAAGCTTGTGAGACAATCAGCCCGCTATGCCGTGGCTGCTCAACAGGATGAATCACCGGTCATTGCTATACTTCACGCAAACTATGCAGCGGCTTACTTCTACGCCCTCAAAGAGTTTGCCACCGATTCACAAATTCACAATGCCACTGGTATAGATGTCAAGAAGTTCAAGGAACATGTCACAAATGTTCAAGATATGGTCACCAAGAAGACTTCTGCAAAGTGTCCAGAATTTGTTGGCGAAGTTGATGTCTATTTGGCTGAAATTGGTGGTGAAGCTTAAAATAAAGGTGATATGGTAATTTATGAATAATTATGTGGTCGTTAGACAACCGAATAACCACATTGTTTTAGGGGTAAATGAAGATTATGTCATAGAAATACCGATGGAAGAGAGAGATGATGTACAACTTGTTTGTACTGAAAAGCGTATATTAAACTTCATATTGTTTATTATATTTC